GATCATTAGGATTTCTTGCTACTAAACCATAATGAGATGCCATAATAACCCACGGTCTTATAACAAAGTCTACAAATGATGTATTAGTTTCTCGTAAACTTAAATTAAAATTACCAAAATTACCTCTATTTTTTAATACAGAACCAGCTATAAAACCTCTATTATTAGGTATTGGGGCCTTATTTGCTTCAACCGTATCATCAGGAATACTAAACTGATTTGCAAATATACAACCTACCATACTTTGATTTTTAAAATTAGTTGTAGTTTCTTTGGCTAAATTAATATCAAAACCTGTCGAATTAACAACTGGTTCTAAATCTCTTAACACTCGTGTTGTTAAGCCTTGTGGAAAATTATCTATTAATACAATAAATTGTGTGTTTAAAGGTATAGAAGTATTCCACTGACTTAAACTTTTTAGGAATGTATCTCTAAAACTAATTAACGGGGTTCCTGGTAAATTAGTACCAAATAACGATAAACCAGGCTGAGCTAATGTACCACCTATAATTTTATTAATAGGGTTAGTAACTCCTCTTAATGCATTATTAACTGAATTTAATATTTTAGTAGGCATTTAAATATATTTATACAAAAAAAAGCTCTCACAAAGAGAGCTTTTTTAGAACTTAATAAATTTTAAGCTGTTTGTCTAAAGTAATGATATGTAACTGTAACGTCAAAATCTTGGACTGTACCTTCAGCAGTTACATCGTAACTTAACTCCCCAACACTTTTAATAGCAACCCCTACTAATTGGAATTGAGATACTCTATCTAATTCCTTGTCTAATAAAGCTAAGTCAATAACACTATCAGCAGTAGGCATAAAATAATTACCAGTACTATCTGCATCATCAAAAGTATCATTTAGAACCTGTAAAAATCTATTTCTTAAATCATAGCTTTCATCACACCTAAAGGTAATAGTGTACCCACCGCTTCCTGTATATTTGGTTACCCCTGGTATATTAAAATCTAACCCCATATATGGTACTGTTTGCGATGTAACTTCTTTACCAGGTAATGTAGCTGTCTTCGCGTAAATTAAATCGTCTTCATCAAAATTAATCTCTGTACCACCACCGAAGCTTATATTTAAAACTCTAAAAAGATTATTTCTTGCAAAGTCCTTAGATTGGGCTTGTGTATAAAAATTTTGTATTGTTTGTCTTGTCTGTGCCATGGTTATTAATATTTATTCATTTATACTAAATTTAATTAAGCTTGACGTAATAATATTTTGTATATAGTACCGCCTAAGTTTACATTAAAAGTATGGCTAGCGGATAAATCACTAGTAGCAGCTGCTGTCATGGTAAATTTATCAGTAACAGCAGATGTTGGAGCAAGTACTGTTGCATTATCTATACCTAAAGCAGATGCCGAAGCTAGTACTGTTGATATACCCTCGACATCGTCAGATAATTCATCTAATTCAGCAGATAAACCAAGTTGTACAGTACTGACTATATTAACATCTGTCCGTATAGCATTTACCACAGACACATTCGTTGCAGCTTCAGCTATAGCAGATACAGTTACGATATCAGTTATATTTTCATCTACAACAGCGGATATTGCGGTAATCTTTGTTGTAGATCCAACACTACTGGTCTCTAAAGCAGCAATACTCGCAGCATTTGTATCTATACTACCGGATAAAAAATTTATATCTAATGTATTAAGTGCATCATAAGCTGATAATGCAGTTACATTATCACCGACTAACGATGCAAATGTAATTTTTTTAGATTCATCTGTTTGTACATCTACAATATAAAGTAGGTCATCACTATCAAAATTAAGTGGTGGTATAGTAGGTAATTCTGTTAATTTTCTATTTGCCATTTTATGTTACTTGGGTTAATACTCCGCTTAAAAATGTTAATGTAGTACCAGATATTACAACATCTCGAGATAAACCTGTACCTATTGTACCTTCAATATCATCAGATAATTCATCTAATTCAGCTGATAATCCAAGTTGAACTGAACATAATATTCGAGTAGTGGTTGTTAAAGGACCTACGTTAATATTAGCAGATTCAAAGGCACCTGAAAGGTCAAGTACTGTACTTTGATTTGTATCAACATTAGTGGTTAACGTGGTAATATTATCATTAACCCCGCTAAGTAGATCTTGAAAGGTTATTTTATTAGAAGTACCTCCTGATGCTTTAACAATGTACAATACATCGCTGTTACTTGCAACAGTTATAGGAGTTAAATCTGATACTTTTGTATCTGCCATGTAATTATTTAATTAGATGACTTTGTTATTAAACTAATTCGTTAAAATCTGTACCTGTTTTTGTTGCGTAGAAATTAACTAATATAAACTCTGCAGCTCTTGTAGGCTTTAAATAAATATCAATTCTTAATTCATTTGCATCGATAATATCTGGTGTATTATTTCTTTCATCACAAATAATTAGATAATCAAATAAACCTTCTGTATTCTTAACATCTTCAAAAATAGGTGTCAATGTATTAACTACTCTTGTTCTCGTTAATAATGTGTTTGGTTCAAATATAAAGTTTCTAACTGTATTCTTTGTAGCTTTTTCTAGATATAAGAATAAACGTCTAACATTAATTCTATCAAATGCACTTGGAAGTTTTTGCAACGTCTTTTGACCAAACACAACTGGCCCTTCGACTGGAAATGATGGAATTGGGTTAACAGATATCTTATATAGTTGATCTCTTTGCTTCTGTGTTGGGAATAATGCTAAACCAGCTGCTCCAGTTAATCTACCTCTTGCAAAACCTGCTGGTGCAAACCATGGGTCAAAATTAGCATCTGTATTAGCCATGATCGAAGCAAGATAACCAGATGATGGGCAATAAGATAAACCACCATATAATGTATCATTACTTTGTACCCATTGACCATATGTCGCAGCATAACTAGAATTAACTTGTGAACCAAATGCTTTTATCGGGTTAAGTACATCTTTAGAAAAGTTCTTATTATTATCTTGTAAAGTTAAGAAACTTTCCCCTTGAACAAAAATTGATCTCGGTAAATCGGCAATAAAAATATGATCTTTTCTTCTAAATTCTGCAAATGTTACAAATCTAGTTATAACATCATTCCAATAACCTCTATACTTGGATGCTTCATCGCTTAGTCCTGTATTTTCCGTTCTTGTTGTTCTAAAACCACTGATAGCTTCTATATGGGTTGTATCGTCATATGATTTAGAACCCAATGTTTGCACTGATGAGTGAATTGTTGATAAACCACCATCGACTGTAATATCAATGTCAAATCTTTCAGTATTTTCAACTGTGTCTAATAGGCGATCTAATTTTTTAGGAATGTTACCAATTACTTTATTACTAAGATCTGTATCAGCATATGAACCTAAAGCAAATAAACTATTAGTAGTACCTGGTAAGGTATTTGTTTGTACTGAATCGACTAGTGCACTAAGACCACCTTGCGTATTAGTAGTACCACCATATGCTGCTGATAAAGTGGTCCAATTATTAGTTAAATCTTTTGTTCTATTAGTTACCAATCTAATCTTAGTTTTAGGTATACCATCTGCATCTAAATATGTTGATTTATTTCTATTACTCAAGAAATCATTAACCATTATATCCATTGTTGGTAATTGATTCTCAGTTTCAATTCTGAATGGTAAAGGTTCACCACCTTGAGGGTCATTAATACGTCTATGGTAATCTGTCGAACCAACTACTGTTTCTTCAAGATTTAGAGTTAATTTAATTGTATTATTAGTAGCTGGGGTAACGGCTAATCTAAATAAACCTATCGATAAAGTATCATCGAATTGATTTGTTGATATATCATAGTCAGTTAAATTTTCCATTTGCTCAGATATACTATTATCATTAGCTCCAAATGTATCTACATTATTACTACTTTTCGCTGAAAGTATATTATCTAACCTAGTAGAAGGCAAGTTAATAAACGTTTCAGTTTTTAAATTTAATGCATTACCACTTATTGCATTGGTAAGTGTTTGAATATCTATGATCCCATCAAAATTTGTCGCTGGGTTTAAATTTGTATTATCAATAGCACCTAAATAGAACCCTTGAAAAGATTGGTCAATTGTTGTCTGAGCTTTATTAACGACTAGAAATGCTGCTTTACCAAGTGATGCTAAAGTACCAAAGTTTGATGCTGTCTCATCTATCCAGTCAAAACCATTTTTTTGCTGGATTTTGAAATATGTTTCTTGGTCAATTGTAAAATGTTCTGGTTCACCTATTAATACTGTACGTGTACTACTAACTGCTCCAGTATTACTAAAAGTTGATAATGCTGTTGATGAGCTGGCTGCATCATCAATTGAAATCGCAGATGCAGGGTATGCTAATACACTATAATTATTACCGAATCCAACCCCTCTATCTTCACCGTAAGGCATTCTATAAACAAATACATTTGCTGGGCTATTAAATAAAGCTCTGGCGGTACTTGATAGATATAACTCTGCTGGTACCGTTGGTTCACCGTAGATATCGGCAAACTCACTACGTGAAGTTACTTGAATAACTTCATCGGTAGGTCCTTTATCAGCAAAACCTGTAATTAAAACGTTTGTACCTGCAGGGACTACAGGTCTTATAGATTGATCGATTTCTCTAATTTCTACTCCGGGAGATTGAATTGTACGTGCCATATACTATTATTTATAGCATCCTGAGGTAAAAATTATACCAATTCAACTAATAACTGAGAGAATGCAAATTCTAAAGTTGTTTCAATTTCACCTGGGGTCCGGTAGTTGAAATTAATACCGCCTAAATTTACAGGGAATGCTTTAGTAAACACAAATTTAACTTTATTTTTATCAAATTCATCCTTAGCATATAATGAAATATCGGCTTGATATAAATCAGTCGGTGTAAGAGTGTTCGGATTTTTCCTTTCTTTAGGTGAAATGTTAGGCTTGTTAAATATATTTTTTCCATTAAACGTAGAAATCTTTTCATCATTCATTAAATCGAGCCATTTATATAGCAGCCAATAATTATTAAATTCATTATCAATAGTAAAATTGACAGTTACATTGTCATAAACTGGTCTTGTATGTTTAGACACTTTCATTGATTGACCGGCATAATACAGGCTTTCCTCAGGTACTTGTATTGGTGGTACAACAGTACCGTATACTGAAAACTGTAAACTATTTTCAATTATAGATGTATTTTTTCTACTACCTAAATATTGTTCACTAATGTCTTTAAGTATAGGCGGTAGGCTTAAAACAAGTAAAAACTTATCTAATCTACTTTTATTAAACTGTGATTGATTTATTGTCCCCATACTTTAAAGCCTTGCATTTGTAATTGATCTATTTCACTATTAGTATTCGAAGCGTTGCCTATAATAACTGGTAGTGTATTGTTGAGCCCACCTTTTTCGTTAGAATATAAAGAAGTTGGGTCTATAAAATATTTAATACCAAAATCCATTTGTTGCAGTTCTAAAGGCCTATTATTAGTATCTTTTTTAACTACATCAAAATATGTTTCAACAATATCATTATCTAGTATAATCAGGTTCCACATGAGTGAGGTGACTAAATCATCGTGATACC